CGGCGAAGAGTGGAAGCTGCAGGCGTTTGCCGACTTCGACACGGTGCAGGCCGAGGACGGCCAGTGGATTACCGGCACCGAACTGGTGGCGGCCTACCTCGACCGGCGCCCCGTACCGCTGGCGCTCGACGCCAAGGGCGAACCCATCCGCAAGGGGCACGACCTCTACAAGCTGGCCTATGCCAAGTCGTTCGGCATCCAGCCCGAGGCCGTGAGCAAGGACAACCGGCAAGTGGGCAAGGTGCAGGAACTCGCCCTCGGCTACGAAGGCGGGGTCGGTGCCTTCCTCACGTTCGCCGCCGCTTACAGCATCGACCTCGAAGCCATGGGCGAGCAGGCCATTGGCGCCATTCCCGACGCGATCATGGGCGAGGCCACCAGGGCGCTGGAATGGACGAAGCAGCAGAAGCGCCAGACCTTCGGCCTGTCCGACCGCGCCTGGCTGGTGTGCGATTCCTTCAAGCGCTCGTGGCGCTACGCCCACCCGGCCATTTCCTCATTCTGGAAAGACCTCGAAGAAGCCGCGCGCATGGCCGTGATGCGCCCCGGCGTGACCTACGAATGCCGCATGTTGAAGCTGCGCCGCGACGGCGCCTGGCTGCGCATCCGCCTGCCGTCCGGCCGCTTCCTTTGCTACCCCAGCCCTCAACTCGACGACGCCGGCAAGCTGTCCTACATGGGCGTCAATCAGTACAGCCGCAAGTGGTCCCGCCTCAAGACCTACGGCGGCAAGCTGGCCGAGAACGTGACCCAGGCCGCAAGCCGTGACGTTCTCGCCGGGAACATGCCGGCCATCGAGGCGGCCGGCTACCAGATCGTCCTCTCGGTGCATGACGAAAACATCACCGAAGCCGAGGACCGCGACGAATTCAACGCCGACCACCTGGCCGGCTTGATGGCAACCACCCCAACCTGGGCCAAGGGCCTGCCGCTCGCTGCGGCCGGCTTTGAAGCCTATCGCTACCGGAAGGACTGAACCATGACCCTGTACCGCCTTTATCGAATGTACCGAGGCTTCGGCTACGGCCGCGCGCTCGCCATCAAAACCGCATGGAGGCGCACCCGCCATGCGTGAGAGCACCATCGAGAACTACCTTGTCGAGCGCGTCAAGGCCATGGGCGGCGAAGTCCGCAAGGTGAAGTGGATAGGCCGCCACGGCGCGCCCGACCGCCTCGCCATGCTGCCGGGGAAAACCTTGTGGGTTGAACTCAAGGCGCCCGGCGAGAAGGCCAAGCCGCACCAGGTACGTGAGCACGAGCGCATGCGCCGCATGGGCCAGCGCGTCGAGATTGTCGATTCCACCGAGCGCGTCGACGAGGTGCTGGCATGAGCAAGTGGGACCGCCGCATGCTGGGCCTGGTGAATCTGGTCGCCACGTGGAGCAAAGACCCGAGCACAGGCGTGGGCGCCGTGATCGTGGATGCCAAGAACCGGGTTGTCTCGCTGGGCTACAACGGATTCCCGCGCGCCGTGTGCGATTCCGACGAGGCCCTGTTCGACCGCGACGGCAAGCTGCGCCGCACCATCCACGCCGAGGAAAACGCCCTGCTGTTCGCTGGCCGCTCGGTGGAAGGCTGCACCCTCTACGTGACTCACCCGCCGTGCGCACGCTGCGCGGCCAAGCTGATACAGGCCGGCATTGCCCGCGTCGTCGCGCAGATGCCGGCCGAGGGTTTCTGCGAGCGCTGGGCCGACGACATGCGCAGCGCCTCGGCCATGTTCCTGGAAGCCGGCGTCGGCTTCGAATACCTCGAAAACCAATAAGGAGAAACCACCATGGAAATCAAACTTACCGTGCGCGCTGAAATCATCGCCGCCCTAAAGTTGTTCGCCGCCGACAAGGATGTCCGCTTCTACTTGAACGGCATCAATCTGGAAATTGGCGCCACCGAGTCGCGCCTCGTTGCCACCGATGGCTCAATGCTCGGATGCTTCCGCGTAGAAAGCGAGCAACCGGACGTCGACGCACCGCTGACGAACATCATCATCCCCAACGATCTGCTCAAGCCGATCAAGCCCACCGGCCTGGTGGAAATCACCATCGGAGAACTGGAAACCAAAGACAACGGCAAGGGCGAAGAGGTGCCAGTGTCGAATGCCCGCCCGGTCACGCTTACTTATGCCGGCTTATCCATGAGCGGCAAAACCTTGGACGGCGCGTTCCCCGATTTTCGGCGTGTGATTCCGTCCAAAGTGTCGGGCCAGCCCGCACAGTTTGACCCCCGCTTTACCGGCACCCTGGCGAAAGCCTGGTCAATCCTGCACGGTGGCAAAGGTCCGCACTGCGTTGGCCTCGGATTCAACGGCAACAGTGGGGCATTGATAACCCTGGCGGACGAGAACTTTGTCGGGGTAATCATGCCGATGCGCCCGCACGCCGTCACAACCCCCGAGACCCCACCTTCCTGGGCTCACGACTACAGCTTGCAGGCTGTTGCTGAACCGGCCGCCGACCTGGTGTAACCGTGACCCGCCAAGCCTTCACCCCCCGCGAGTACCAGCAGCCGGTCATCGACCACATTCTCGACGTGTCGCGCGACGCGGTGTGGGCCGGCATGGGCATGGGCAAGACCGTGTCCGCGCTGACCGCGCTCGACATCCTCGAAATCACCGAGCCCGGCCCGGCCCTGGTACTCGCCCCGCTGCGCGTTGCGGCGAGCACCTGGCCGGACGAGGCAACGAAGTGGGCGCACTTGCGCAACGTGGAAGTGTCGGCCGTCGTCGGCACGCCCGAGGAACGCCGCGCCGCGCTCAAGCGGCCGGCGACGATCTACGCCACCAACTACGACAACCTGCCGTGGCTGGTCGAGCACTTCGGCGACAAGTGGCCGTTCCGCAAAGTGGTGGCCGACGAGAGCACGAAGCTCAAGTCCTTCCGCCTGCGGCAGGGCGGGGTGCGTGCGCAGTCGCTCGCCCGCGTCGCCCATTGCAAGGTCGACCGCTTCATCGAACTGACCGGCACACCCAGCCCGAACGGCTTGCAGGACTTGTGGGGGCAGGCGTGGTTCCTAGACAAGGGCGTGCGCCTTGGGCGCAGCTTCGAGGCATTCAAGGCCCGGTGGTTCCAGTCCATCCAGGTGGGCAACGACCGCCACGCCGTGCGCCTTGAGCCCCTGCCGTTCGCCCAGGAGCAGATCGAGGACCGCATGCGCGACCTGTGCCTGTCGCTCGACGCGCGCGACTACTTCGACATTTCCCAGCCCATCGTCAACGTCATCCGCGTGGAACTGCCGGCCAAGGCCCGGCGCCTCTACAAGGACATGGAACGCGAAATGTTCCTCGCGCTGGAATGCGGCACCGAGGTGGAAGCCTTCAACGCGGCGAGCAAGACCATCAAGTGCCTGCAACTCGCCAACGGCGCGATCTACACCGACGACACGTGCAGCGCGTTTGCCGAGATTCACGACGCCAAGCTGCAAGCGCTTGAGGACGTGATCGAGGAAGCGGCCGGCATGCCGGTGCTGGTGGCCTACCACTTCAAGAGTGACCTCGCCCGCCTGCAGCGTGCCTTCCCCAAGGGCCGCACCCTGGACAAAGACCCGCAAACCATCCGCGATTGGAACGCCGGGAAGATCCCGGTCTTGTTCGCCCACCCGGCCAGTGCCGGCCACGGCCTGAACCTACAGGACGGCGGCAACATCCTGGCCTTCTTCGGCCACTGGTGGGACTTGGAGCAGTTCCAGCAAATCATCGAGCGCATTGGCCCCACGCGCCAAGCGCAAGCCGGGCACGACCGCCCGGTGTTCATCCACCACATCGTCGCCGCCGACACCGTGGACGAGCTTGTGATAGCCCGCCGCGAATCGAAGCGCGAGGTGCAAGACCTACTACTTGAAGCCATGAAGAGGAAACAACGATGAGCGAAGAACTACCCGAATACGCCGCAGCCCTCACCACCCAGGTGGGCGGCAACCACTACAAGGACATGCCCATCCAGCCGGTCGAGTACATCCACAAAAACGGCATCGGTTATTTCGAGGGCTGCGTCATCAAGTACGTGAGCCGGTGGCGCAAGAAGAACGGCGTCGAGGACTTGAAGAAGGCCCGCCACTTTCTCGACCTGTTGATCGAATTCGAGGACCAGCAGCGGGGAGGCTTGTAATGGCCGATGAAATCGACCTCGCCCAGGAGCGCGAACACATCGCCACCACCTCGGCCCTCAACCAGGTGCGCGAGCAGGCCGCGCGCATCGAGCCCGGCGCGCCGGGTGAATGCGAGTTGTGCGGCGAGTGGTCCGGCCGCCTGGTTCGTGGGGCCTGCGCCCCGTGCCGCGACAGGTACAAGCTGCCATGAGTGAAACCGAATTTTTAACCGCTGACGAGTTGGTCGAAGTGACCGGCTACAAGCACGTCGCCAGCCAGCGCGAGTGGCTGGACAAGAACGGGTGGGCCTACGTGGTCAATGCCGCCGGCCGCCCGATTGTTGGCCGCTGGTTTGCGCGCCTTCGCCTTGCCGGGGTGCAACCCACGGCGGCCGGTGCCCAGCCAGTTGGCCGACCCAACTTTGCCGCTTTGGACTAAGCTATCATGATGCGCCCGAAATCAAACCACCGCGATCTGCCGCCCAGGATGCTGCGCCGCGTGCGCACGCTCAAGAGCGGCAAGGTTTGGGAATCGTTCTACTACAACGGCCGCGACGCCACCGGGCGCCGCGTCGAGATTCCGCTCGGGCACGATCTGAACGAGGCCAAGCGCAAGTGGGCCGAGTTGGAGTGCCGCGAGGCCCCGGCAGAAACCGGCCTGATGCGGTTCGTGTTCGACCGCTACGAGCGCGACATCATCCCGACCAAGGCGCCCAAGACGCAGAAGGACAACCTCGGGTGTCTGGTCATGCTGCGCAAGGTGTTCGACGCCGTGGGCATCGACACCATTACCCCGCAGCACGTGGCGCAGTACCGGGACAGGCGCGGCCTCAAGGCCCCGGTGCGGGCAAATCGTGAAATCGCTTTGCTTTCCCACGTGTGGAACATGGCGCGCGAGTGGGGATTTACCGCCAAGGAAAACCCGGTCAAGGGCGTGCGCAAGAACAAGGAAAAGCCCCGCGACTTCTACGCCGACGACGCCGTGTGGTCCGCCGTGTATGCCGCCGCGTGCGTCGAGTTGCAGGACGCCATGGACTTGAACTATCTCACCGGCCAGCGCCCGGCCGACGTGCTCAAGATGCGCCTCGCCGACATCAAGGACGGCGCCATCGAGGTGCAGCAGAACAAGACCAAAAAGAAATTGCGCATCCTGCTGGACGACGAAGGCACGCGCACCGAATTGGGCAAGGTCATCGACCGCATCAAGGGCCGCGAGCGCAAGGTGGCGAGCCTGTTCCTGATTGCCACGCCCGCCGGCACCGCGCTGAACCAATGGACGCTGCGGACCCGCTTCGATGATGCGCGGGCCGATGCTGCCAAGAAGGCCACCGAAGCCGGCGACGATACCCTGGCCGCCAGAATCCGCGCCTTCCAGTTCCGTGACATCCGGCCCAAGGCCGCGTCGGAAATGGACCTCGAACACGCCAGCAAGCTGCTGGGCCACACCGAGCACGAGATAACCGAGAAGGTCTATCGTCGGGTGGGCGAAACAGTGAAGCCGACCAAATGAAAACGGCCCCGATCATGGGGCCGTTTTCGCACCTGGCGGAAGCGGTGAGATTCGAACTCACGGAGGGGGATAAGCCCTCGGTGCTTTTCAAGAGCACTGCCTTAAACCACTCGGCCACGCTTCCAGTAATCTGCCGCACCCCTGGGGGTTGCGGAAATGATTTCCGCAAGTTGCGGAAACGATCAATAAAAACCCTTATAAATCAACGCGCTCGGAAGCGATGCAACTGCTTTCAAGACCGGTGCAATCGACCACTCTGCCACGCTTCCGTAAGTGGCTGCTCTTGGGGGAGGCTGCCGAGGCGCGCATCATAGCACGTTACATCCTGTTACTT